CACTATACTCCAGAAGATAAAGTTGGTTTTGTCTTGGCAGATTTATTTAATGAGTTAGAAGATAATGTAAAGAAATTAAATAAAGATAAAGCCGTGAAGTGGGGTAAAAAATATCATAAGAGTGCTAGAAAATTAATAGAAATACTTACACTTCTTAATAAGAACATAAAAAGGATTAGATAATGAAGAGAACAACAGTTAAAGAAATCAAAAAGTGGTTCAAAACTCTTGAAGAGAACAGATATAAGAAAACTTATAATTCTGATGCTCGTAGAGTTGCTTGGATGGTAAACAATGAAGGTGTTGATTTATCTGAAATGCCTGAAACAATGAGAAAGAAATGGGTTAAAGCAGAATACAAAAGAGAAAGATATATGGCAAATAAATTTTTAGAAGGTATGAACCAGAATGAAAGTATTGAAGATAAAATAAGACAAACTATCAGAGAAACAATTAAAGATTTGATGGAAGCTAAAAGAAAACAATTACAAATACCTATCATTGATAAATTAAAAGTTAATAAGATACTGGCTAAACTTAGATTAAAAATTGGTAAAGATTATGATATAGGTGTAGGTAAAGGCGCAACATTTATATTAGATGTAGATGGTAAACACCTAGATAAGGTAATTGGAATGTTTATGAAAAATAGAATACAAGTGAGAGGTTAATATGGCAAGAAAACAAAAACCATTAACTGGTTTAAAGGTAGATGTAAGAAACAATAATGTTGAATATGCATTAAAGAAATTTAAAAGAATGGTCAAAGAAAGTGAATTGATGGTAGAGTTAAGGAATCGTTCATATTATGAAAAACCATCAATGGTTAAACGAGAAAAGAAGAATTTACAGAAATCTCGACATAAATATAACCAAATGAAGGATAATAATAGAGATTATTAAGATTTATTAAAGGTTTTTTTAACTAAACTATATTTATATATACAAAACTAAATACACGATGATTGGTCGGACTTTATATCGTGTCTAAACATACCGAAAAACTTGATTAAGTTTCCTAATAAACTTATTAAATACACACAATGTGAGGAGAAATATCATGGGTGATATTTTGAAAGAAGCTATCGCAGATGCTAAAGCAGTTCGAGAAACAGCTCTTGCAAATGCAAAGATGGCGTTAGAAGAAGCATTCACACCTCAATTACAATCTATGTTATCTGCTAAACTTCGTGAAGACGATGATGAATTTGAAGGCGAAGAAGAAGTAGGTGGTGAAGAAGGTGGTGAGGAAGAGGAAGAAATTCCCGCAGAAGAAGCTTACGAAGAAGACGAAGAAGTAGGCGGTGAAGAAGAGTTCGGTGATGAAGAAGCTGAAATGGAAGAAGAAGGTGTCATTGAAATCAATGGTGTCAAGTATGCTCCAGTAGTTGTTGAAGATGAAGAAGAAGGATATGGTGATGAGGATGAGGAAGAAGTTGAAGAAGAAGAACTCGACCTTGAAGCTATAATTCGTGAACTTGAATCTGAACTTTCTGAAGATGAAACATCAGACGAAGATACAGTTGATGAAGCTGATGAATCAGACGATGAAACAGTTGATGAAGCTGATACATCAGACGATGAAACAGTTGATGAAGAACTTGAAATCGATGAATCTTTATTTACAGAAGATGATGATGATGATGATGATGATGAAGATGATGAAGAAGAAGTTGAGGAATCAACAGAAATTTCAGCTGTTCAATCTGAACTTGATCAATACAAAGAAGCCGTTCATTTCTTAAAAGACAAACTTCATGAAGTAAACATCTTGAATGCTAAACTTTTATTTACAAACAAATTGTTCAAAGAATATTCTTTGGATAACGGTCAGAAATTAAAGGTGGTTGAAACATTTGACAGAGCACAAACTACAAGAGAGATTAAACTTGTTTATTCTACACTTGCAGAACAGTTCGGTGATAATGGTTCAATTACAAAAAGAAATAGTGTTAACGAATCAGCTAGTTCAGCTGTTAGTTCAACAAAACCTTCTACAGAATCAAAGAAAGTGATTACTGAAGAAGCACAAGTTGCTAACAGGTTCAAGAAACTCGCTGGTATAATTAAGTAAATTAGGAGAAAATAATCATGAGTGATTATATTAACGATGCCCTTTTAGGGGCTAGTCCTTATAAAAAACAAGCAGAAGAGTCTAAAGCTCTTGTCTCTAAATGGGATAAGACTGGTCTTCTTGATGGTTTAAATGAGGATTTTCAAAAAAGTGGAATGGCTACGATGTTGGAAAACCAAGCTCGTCAGTTAATTTCAGAAGCATCTGGAACCGGTGGTAGAGCCGCAGGTTCTTCAGCAGGTGCTAGTTCAGAAGAATGGTCAGGTGTTGCACTTCCATTGGTTCGTAGAATCTTTGGTGAGTTAGCAGCTCAAGAATTTGTGTCAGTTCAACCAATGAACTTACCATCTGGTCTTGTATTTTATCTTGACTTTAAATATGGTAAGACAACTGCTGGTTCACAGGCCGAAGGTTTTGGTACAAACAATGATGTAAACGTACCTGGTGGTAGTAATGATTCATTGCAAGGTAAAACTGGTCCTGAAAGTCCATCTGGTTCAACAGCTCCTTACGGTGTTGGTGGTTTGTATGGTGAAGGTCGTTATGACTATTCAATTAACTCTCCATCTAATGTGAATTTCGCACCAGCTGGTGGGAACGCTGGAACTCCAACTACTGGTAACTACAGTTCTGGTTCTGCAACTTATAAAGATATTAACTTTAACCAAGAGTTTTCATCTTCATTAGCAAGTACTGAATTGTTTACTATAACATTTGGTGCTGGAGATCTTACTAGACCTGATGTTAAAGCTGTTAGGTCATTCAACATATCAGGTAGTAACCAAACTGATTATGTATCACAACTTCCACAGTTTACGGCTTACAATGCAACAGACAATACAATAAAATTTGTTGTTTCTGCTTCAGCATTGGCAACTTTAGGTGATAATCCAGCTGAAACACTTAGTTTGATTTATTCACAACAACCTACTGCTGCAGCTCGTGGTGACTTTGAAGATACTGCTGGTGATGCTACTGCTGATACATTAGCAATACCTGAAGTTGACTTACAATTAAGAAGTCAAGCAATTGTTGCTAAGACTCGTAAGTTGAAAGCTGTATGGACACCTGAATTGGCTCAAGACTTGAACGCCTACCATAGTGTAGACGCTGAAGCTGAGTTAACTTCAATGTTGTCTGAATACATCTCATTGGAAATCGATTTAGAAATCCTTGATATGTTAGTAGCAGACGCAGTTACTCAAGACTATTGGTCAGTAACTCCAGGTGAAGATTATGATGGTTCAGGTACTGGTGAATCTGCTTGGGCTATTACAACATTCTATGGAACACGATTCGAATGGTGGCAGACACTTGTTTCAAAGATACAAAAAGTATCTAATGAAATTCATAGGTTAACTATGAGAGGTGGAGCTAACTTCGTTGTTTGTTCACCTAAAGTGGCAACAATCCTTGAATCAATTCCTGGATATGGTGTAGCTACGGATGGTAATAAACAAGCTTTCGCAGCTGGTGTACAAGCTATCGGTTCACTACAGAATCGTTGGACTGTTTATAAGAATCCTTATATGACAGAAAATCAGATTCTTGTAGGTTTCAGAGGAAGTAACTTCCTTGAAACAGGTGCTGTATATGCTCCGTATGTACCGCTGATTATGACTCCATTGGTATATGATCCATCTGACTTTACTCCTCGTAAGGGTGTGATGACTCGATATGCTAAGAAGATGATCCGGCCGGAATTTTATGGTAAAATCGCAATCAAGGATTTAAACTTGGTGTAATTTAACATAAAATAAAAGTTAAAACATAAAAAAGAGGGATTTATTTCCCTCTTTTTTTTATATTCACTATATTTATATATGAGAGTTTTATGGAGAATTTTATGGAAGTGATATATAAATTAACAAGTCCGAGTGGAAAATGTTACATAGGAAGAGCGAGAGATTTTGATAGTAGAATGAATGAACATAAATATGTTTCTGAACATAATGGCAGTTATACAATACATTCAGCTATCAGAAAATATGGATGGGATAATTTTGAAAAAGAAATTATAGCGGAAGTCAAAAAAGAAGAATCATCGGAATTAGAAAGATTTTTTATTGAAAAATACGATTCGGTGAAAATTGGGTATAATGATACTTATAATACAGAATCAGGTGGAAATATGTGGGAAGGTTTATATGATTCAGATAAATATAAAGTATTTGTTGAAAAGATGTCCAATATGACTAAAGGTAAAAAAAACGGAATGTACGGTAAAAAACAAAAACCAGAATCAATCAAAAAAATGAAAGAAAAAGCCAAAGGTCGATTTTCATTAGATTGGTTTATTGATAGATATGGTGATGAAGAAGGAACTGATAGATATAATAAAAGATGCAAAGCCCTTTCAGAAAGAAATATGAAAAGGAATGATGTTGGTAAATTTATCAAAATCAAATAAATAAACAATAGAAAAAACCCTTTTTAATTTGAGGAGTTTTTCTTTTTATATTGATATTTATAGATGAATAATAATATTTATTGGAGGATTTTATGGCCGCAGGTACTTTTTCATTTACTATCGAACAGGGAGCAACAACAGATTTTGAATTAGTTTATAAAGATTCAGCTGGAGATCCAGTTGATTTAACAGGTTATGTAGCAAAAATGCAATTAAAAGATTCTATAGGTGGTTCAAATACTTATTTAACATTATCTTCAAGTTTAATGTCTGATGGAACTGGTTTGAATTTAAGTGGTTCCGGAGGAAATGCTGCATCAAAGCCACCTACATCGGGTAGTATTGGAATTTATATCAGCCACGCTACATCTTCTAATTTATCTTTTGGTAGTGCTTTTTATGATTTAGAAATAGTGTCTGGTAGTGGTAATACTGCTAATGTGACAAGATTAATACAAGGAAAAGTTAATTTATCAAAAGAAGTTACTACTGGTAATTATTAAGGAGAATTAGGTGTCAACAATTAATCCAAAACCAGATTCACCGAATAATATTAATATAAGTGAAGATAAAAAACAAATCATAATTGAAAGTCCCGATACTCATAAAGAATTAAATATAACCACAGGACAAACTATAAATGTTTTAACTGCTACTTCAACAGGTCCTCAAGGACAAATTGGACCAGAGGGTCCAATAGGTAATGTCGGGGAGAGTGATAGTTTAAATTTATTACACATAACCGCAAGTGGAAACATAAGTGGCTCATCAACATCAACAATAGAGGTTGGTGGTGATATAACTAGTGGAGATGAAGTTTTCGCTACTGGTGATTTCCGAACTTCTACAAGTGCTAAAGGTATTCGTAATACAGGTGAGTATGTAAGTTTAACATCTACAAGAGGATTCCATTATAACAAATATGGAACTGGTAATCTTATTACTCTTGATGCAAATAGTAATCCTAGTGTTATGAATATAGGAACAAGTGCTAATAATATAAATTTAAAAGTAGTTGGAAACATAAGTGGTTCAGCAACATCAACTGGTTCATTCGGTTCATTAATATCAAGAACAACATACATTGGAGAATACACACCAATATTTAATGAAGGTGCTAATATGTTGATTATTGATTCATCTGATGCTCAAATGCTTTCACTTAGAAGAAACAATGAAAACATCCAATGGAATCTTGGATTATCAACCGCTGGTGATTTAACCTTTAGAGAAAGAACAACTGATGCAGGTGGTGGAAACAATAGAGTATTTTTTCTTAAAGATGGTGGAGCTTCTTTTGGTTCACACATAACCGCAAGTGGAAATCTATGGGTAGGGAGTGGTTCATCTGCTAATATAAATGTAGAAGGAAACATAAGTGGTTCATCAACATCAACTGGTTCATTCGGTGATTTATCAATTGACGACTTAGGAACATTTAGTCGTATAGGAGTTGGAATAACTAATCCATCATATGATGTACATTTAGACAACAAACGATTTGTAGTCGATTACACAGGAATTGGTTTTGGACATAGAGACAATTCAAACAATCAGTTTAGAATTTTTACAAATATATCAAGTGGTCATGGTGAATTGTATGTCAGAGAAAATAATGATAGTAACAGAGTAATATTAAAAGGAAACGAAGCATCAGAATTTGTATATGGTATAAGTGGTTCATCAATATCAACTGGTTCGTTGGGAGCTGGTTATTTTGATGGTCGAGTTGGCATCGGAAAAACGAGTCCAACCAGCTTACTACATTTAAAACAGTCTGGAATATCAGCTGACACTAATACAGATATTCTTAAAGTAGAAGGTAATTATCTTCTTGGTATTTTAGGGGCACATGATTCGTTATATAATTCAGGTAAGTTAGAATTATATAAAGATGGTAGTGATGTAAATGTTTCACTTAATGCTGGGGGAACAGGTAATTATCCTAGTTGGTTTAAGGGCCCTCTTGGTGTCGGCATCACAGGATCATTAGGTGCAAAATTACATGTAGTTGGTGATGTGTGGGTATCAGGTTCAAATGGTCACATAACCGCAAGTGGAAACATAAGTGCAAGTGGGGCTGTGTATGGATCAACTTTCTATGATTTAGGTGTGGAGTTTGGAGCTGACTATGTATTTGAACCTGAATATATATTGAGAACCTTACCAGAAGTTGAAGAACATATTGAAGAACATCAACATCTACCAGGCCTCCCACCAGCCGATGATATAAATGGGTGGAAACAACTATCAATTGGTGATAGAGATATGAAACTTCTTGAAAAAGTTGAGGAACTTACATTATATGTTATAGATTTACAGAAACAAATAGATGAGTTGAAGAATAAATAGTATCTATTCTCTCCTTTTCTTATATTTATATATGAAGAAGAATACCCAATTTGGAGAAATAAATGTCAAAATTTGCTTATATATATTCAGACCCAACAACAGGTTATGATGTAGTTGGTGAAACACCTCATGGAATTTATGATAATGATACAGAATTTCAAAATGATAGTTTAACTGTTTGTAAATATGTAGCTAAGAAACTTGGACATCCAGTTATGCAATTAGAGTTCAATACAGGTTCAATATACGCTACATTTGAAGAAGCAGTTTCAGAATATTCACAACAAATAAACCATTATAATATAAAGAATTGGATGTGGGAACATTATGGTTCAACTAACAGACAAAGTGGCTCTACTTTAGGTGACATGGGTTCACATGAACCAGAAACACCTCATATGGGAACATCATTTGTTTTATCTGAACAATATGCTGAAGCTGTTAATGTTGGTGGTAGTGTAGAAATGTATAGTGGTTCAATTACTCTTACAAGTAGTAAACAAGAATATAATTTAGAAAGCGCGTCATTAGAAAAAACAGGTGACAGACTTGAAATTCAACGAGTATTTAATTATGGTCCATCGGCCGCATTAAAGTTTTATGACCCATATGCTGGTTCATTTGACCAACAACAAATGTTAGATGCATTTGGAATGGGTTCAACTTCACCTGCAGTTTCATTTATATTAAGACCGATTTCACATGATATAACAAGAATGCAAGCCATTGAAACTAGTGATAAAGTTAGAAAATCTAATTATTCATTTGAGTTAGTAAATAATAAAGTAAGAATTTTTCCAATACCAAAATCATCTGATGCGGGTAATAAGATATATTTTAATTATTATATCAGAAGTGAAGCTAGAAATACAACAAGGACACATACAAATAGTAAAGTATCAGACCCAAGTAATATTCCATATAAGTTCATTACATATTCAGAAATAAATTCAGCTGGTCGTCAATGGATAAGAAAAATGACTTTAGCTTTAGCAAAAGAATTATTAGGAATTATAAGAAGTAAATATGCATCGATGCCACTTCCAAATGGTGAAGTAACAATGGATGGTGAAGGTTTAAAGGCGGAAGGTAGAGAAGAAAAATCATTACTATTAGAAGAGATGAAAGAATTTTTAGATTCGTTAAGTTTAAAAGAAAAAGCAGTAACAGAACAAGAGATAGCAGACGCTAATCAACAAGTGTTGAACAAAGCTCCACTTGAGATTTATATAGGATAATTGTATGGTAATTTACAAAGCTACAAATAAAGTAAATGGCAAGTCTTATGTGGGTCAGACTATAAATAAATTTAATGATAGAAAATTGAATCATTTGAGGAACTCTAAGAACAATTCTAATAATTATTTTCACAACGCTATTAACAAATACGGACAAGAAAACTTTAAATGGGAAGTTATCTGTGAATGTAAAGATATTGATGAATTAAATGAAAAAGAGCAATATTACATTAAAGAAAATAATAGTTTTGTTGATAATGGGTGTGGATATAATATGACATTAGGTGGTGAAAATTATATTCGTTCTAATATAACTAAAAAACGAATGAGTAAACCGAAATCAGCAGAAACAAAGAAAAAAATGAGTGATTATCAATCTGGTAGAAGAAAATCTGATGGGTATAAGAATAGTATCAGTAATACTGTTAAGAAACGGTGGAAAGAAGGTAAATGTCATAATAATAATACTACATATCATTCAGGTGAAAACCATCATTGGTATGGAGTAGATAGAACGGGTGATAACAATGGTATGTATGGTAAATATCAATCGATGGAAACTAAGATTAAAATTGGTGAGAAAGCTAAGAGAAAAATTGAATGTCCACATTGTACATTAATTGGGAGTATAAGTAATATGAAAAGATGGCATTTTGATAATTGTAAGGAGTTGATATATGGCAACTAATAAGCCTTTTTTTACATCCCAGAAAGATATAAATTTGTTCGACGCGTTTAACGAAGAACTAATTGATGAGATAATAGGACAGACAGTAGATATCTATAAGATTACAATAGAGAATACCGAAGAAAATATGTATGGTGAATCTACAACTAAATATTACGACCAAGGGTTTAGAGTAAATTGTCTTATTAATTATATAGAACCAGAAATAGAAGTAAATGACTTAGGTCCAGACTTAAATACATCAATTGAGATGTATTTCCACAGAACAACTTTATCAGAAGCGAGTTTTTATCCAGAAATTGGTGATATTGTTGATTGGAATGGTATTTATTTTGAAATGAACTCGGTGACAGAACCACAATTGATTGCTGGTCATCAAAACTTTAAACATAGTATAATTGTTAAAGCACATAGAAGTAGGTTATCATCATTACAAATAGAAGAAAGACCTAAATAGTGCCAAATAGAGCAGCGAAAGAAAGAAAACGAGAAAGAAGAAAAAGAAATGAATGGTTAAAAAGAAATGGAAGAACAGCAAACCAAGTCAAGCGGATGAGGAAGAAACATGGCAGTACAAAAAATACCAGGTAAAAAAATAATAAAATATGATACCAAAAGTCCAAACTTCAAACAATTACCAAAAGTTGAAGAACAAGTTGATGGTAACTTAAAAGAAAACTATGAAGAAGATGTATATGGAGAACGGATTTATCAAGCTCCAACAGAACAAAACGGAAATCTAAAATTAGAAGAAATGATGTCAAAGATGTTAGGAAAGATTGATAAGTTTGGTAACAGAATCGATGGAAAAGATAGTCAAACTGGAACAGAAGCTGTTGAAGTAGATATACAAAGAGAGATAGCTATCAGTAAAGTTGACCAGAACGCTGTTAAATCAGAAGTAACGATAGGTAAAGTATTGACTAAAAAGGATAAACTAAAAGCATTACGAATTAGAGAACGCAGACGAAATGGAGATAAAGTATAATGGCTGTTAAACCAATCACAAATAAACATATAACAACAACATCACAAGTTGATAGGTCAAAACAAAGGTCTTTTAAAGATACACAGATTAAAGGTAATAGAGCTCAATCTGTAAATCCAGGTAAAGATTTTACTAAAGGATTTTCTATCACATTAAAAGATATTGATACATCTGTTATGAATCATATTAAGAATATAATGAAACCTACTGTGAGAGAAGCCAATGAAAATATAAAAGTTCCTGTATTATATGCGAATGAAGAAAGATGGAAATCAGTTAGAAAGAATGGAGTATTAAGAGATAAGAATGGTTCAATAATGTTACCATTAATTATAATGAGAAGAACTGACCTTTCATTTGATGATACAATGCCTCTTTCATTTGACAACGATGTTCAAGGTAAATTTATTAAAGTAGCAAGAAATAATCAATGGTCTAAAGATAATCGTTATGATAGATTTACAGTTCAAACAGGAAAGAAACCTGTTCAAGAAATACTTTACACAGGAATGCCTGACTTTGTATTATGTAGTTATTCGATAATGATGTTTACTAGCTATATGGAACAGATGAATTTACTTAATAACTTATGGATTGAACATTTAGAAACATATTTCGGTGATTCAGAGAATTATAAATTCTTATCATCATTGGATGGTGGTATAAGTGATGCATCTGAAATGACAGCTGATGGAGAACGACTGATTAAAAATGAATTTAGTCTTTCAATAAAAGCATATATGATTCCAGAGTTTACAGATAATATATTTGGAAAAACTTATGAAATGGGCAGAGAGTTGACACCAGCAAAAGTTGTATTTGGATTTGAAGGTGACGCTACTAATAAACAAGTAGGAAAATAAATCATTTTTTAGAAAAGTTTATATATATTTATATACGATATTAACAACAAAATAGAGGTTATAAAATGGCAGAAGAAACAAAATTCACAGACGGAGAACTGAAACAAGTTAAGGAAATACAAGATAATTATTTTGATATTCAAACTCAATTTGGTCAATTGTCTGTGGCAAAATTAAGACTTGACCAGCAATCAGACTTATTAAATGGTCAAGAAGATGAATTAAATAAAAAATTTAATGAGGTACAATCCAACGAAAGAGAACTTTTGAACAAAATCACAGAAAAATATGGTGATGGTTCATTAGACCCCGAAACTGGTGTTTTTACATCAAATAAATCTGAATAAGTCAAATAAATATAATCGTTTCGAGTTTTTTTCATATATTTATATATGAAAAACTATCTGTGCACAAGATAGTATAAATCATATCATTAATATATTAATTGGAGAAATTAAATGCCATCAAGTGAAAAAATTATAAGTCCTGGTGTATTTACGAATGAAATAGACCAGACATTCTTACCGGCAGCAATTGGTGAAATAGGAGCTGCGTTAATAGGACCAACAGTAAAGGGTCCAGCTGGAATACCGACAGTAGTTACATCATATTCTGAATATCAAGCGTTATTCGGAGATACATTCAAAAGTGGTTCAAGTTATTATCAATATTTAACATCACACACAGCAAGAGAATATTTAAAATATGCAGGTAAAATGACTGTCGTCAGGATATTAGCCAATGGTGGTGGATCTGTCGCAAAAGCAAGTTCATTTGTTCCAACAGGGAGTGGAAATTATTATACTGGTAGTACTACGGGTACACTTTTTAATTCAGCTATGAGTTCATTTAAACTTCATACTCTATCAGATGGTGCATTGATGAATAATACTACTGGTTCTGGTGGATATGAAGGTTGTTGTATTGGAACAAATAACATTTTAACAAATTCTGGTTCAAAAGATAATGTTCGTTGGGAAATTTCAACCGTTAACCAAAATAAAGGAACATTCACACTTCTTATTAGACGAGGTGATGATTCTCATAAAAGAAAAACAACATTAGAAACTTGGAATAATCTAACACTTGATCCCAATTCAAGTAATTACATTGAAAAAATAATTGGAAATCAAGTTTGGACACTTAATGATTCTGGTGGAACAGATCCATATCTTTCATTAACTGGTGATTATCCAAACAAATCAAAATATGTGAGGGTTGAAATACTAAAACAAACTGCAGATTATTTAGATGAGAACGGAAATATTAGAGTTAACGCAGCTTCTGCTTCACTTCCTAGTATTAATAGCGGTTCATTTACAGGTGGTTCAGTAGGACACGCAGGATTTGATGCACTTGGTAATTTTGTTGGAGATAGTGGCGCTTCTCCTCAAGCAGTATTCTATGATAACATAGAATCGTCCAATGTACAAGGATTTGATTTAGACGCAGCTACTGATGGTCAAACTGCTTACGAAGATGCAATTAATATTTTAGGAAATCAAGATGAATATGATATTAATTTAGTTCTGATGCCCGGTGTAACAGATGATTCGTCAGGTGCCGGTTCTGCACTTATAACAAAAGCAATAGATATGTGTGAAGACAGAGGTGATTGTTTTGTTGTTGCCGACCCAGGTCTTTATGGTCAAGCACTCACAACAGCAACAGCTAAGGCCGAAGCTCGTGATTCAAATTATTCAGCTATGTATTATCCCTGGATTCAAATAGCAGACGCTGACTTAGGAACAAATAGATGGGTACCACCATCAGTTGTGTTAGCTGGAGTTTATGCATTCAACGATAAAGTTGCACATCCATGGTTCGCACCAGCTGGTTTAAATCGTGGTGGAATTGATATGGCCATTCAAGCTGAACGAAAATTAACACATTCAAATAGAGATACATTGTATGATTCAAATGTTAATCCAATTGCAACATTCCCAGGACAAGGTGTTACTGTATGGGGTCAAAAGACTTTACAGAAGAAAGCATCAGCACTTGATAGGATTAATGTACGAAGGTTGTTAATCAAAGTTAAGAAGTTTATTGCATCATCTTCAAGATTCCTTGTATTCGAACAAAACAATGCGGCTACAAGACGAAGATTCTTGAATATCGTTAATCCGTTCTTAGAACAAGTTCAAGCCAACTCAGGATTAAATGCATTCCGTGTCGTTATGGATGAAACAAATAATACTCCAGATGTTGTAGATAGAAATGTATTATACGGACAGATATTTGTTCAACCTACAAGAACTGCAGAATTTATTGTTTTAGATTTCACAGTTCAACCAACTGGAGCTACATTTCCAGAGTAACATAAAATAAATAACGAGGGTCATTAATTTGACCCTCTTATTAATCGGAGAAACATAATGGCAGAAAAGATTATAAGTCCTGGTGTATTTACGAATGAAATAGACCAGACATTTTTACCATCAGCAATTGGTGAAATAGGAGCTGCGTTAATAGGACCAACAGTAAAGGGTCCAGCTGGAATACCGACAGTAGTTACATCATATTCAGAGTTTCAAGCAAGATTTGGTGATACTTTCAAGAGTGGAAGTGATTATTATCAATATTTTACATCACATACAGCAAGAGAATATTTGAAACATGGTTCAAAATTGACTGTTGTTAGAATACTTGATGGTAGTTATGGTGGAGCATCTGCTACAATTTCATCATCAGTAGATCCAGCAATTGTAGGTGGTGGAAATAAACATACTGCAAGTTTGACTATAGCTGGTCCAATATTATCAGCTTCCTTTATTGGTTCTCATGGATCTGCTTCATTTACACCAACTGGTGGTAGTGAAGTTAAATTTGTATTTACAGGTTCCATTAATAGGAGTGGTCTATTAACAGATTCAGCAACTTTAATATATGTAGATTCTGGTTCTGGTGTTGGTGCAGCTGCATTGACTAACGCCGCTTTAAATTTAAAAAACGCCATTAATATCAGTAGTTCGTTACATAATTTACCAATAAGTGCTAGTTCAGATGTTAATGTAGTTGGACTTACATCAAGTATAGCTGGAAATTTTGGTGTTTATACAAGTCCAACTCAAGGTGTTACACCAGCACCTGTGTTCGGTGGTTCACAAGCAGTTGGTAATTTTGTAGAAATAGCTGGACATTCAGGATCTATGACATCTAAAAGTTTAGGGGGTGGTCATGATTTTAATACTGATACATTTAAAGAATCTTTTAAATTACATACATTATCAGATGGAGAGATATTAAATAGTGTTGGTCCAATAGGAACAAATAATGTATTAGAATCAGGTTCAAAAGATAATTTAAGATGGGAAATAGGAAGTCTTAATCAAAAGAAAGGAACATTTACACTCCTTCTCAGACGAGGTGATGATAGTTCTAAAAGAAAACAAACTCTTGAAACTTGGAACAACCTTACTTTAGATGAAAATTCAACTAATTATATCTCTAAAGTAATCGGTGACCAAGTTTGGACACTTAACGATTCTGGTGGAACAGATCCATATCTTTCACTAGCTGGTGATTATCCAAACAAATCAAAATATGTAAGAGTTGAAGTTATAGAACAAACTGTAGATTATCTTGATGAAAATGGTAATATTAGAGTCAATGTAGCTTCTGCTTCATTACCATTATTCCATAGCGGTTCAAATAGTGGTTCATTTGGTGGTTCATTTAGTGGTGGTTCTGATGGAACAGTTCAACATCCGAAGAATTTTTATGATTCTATAACTGATTCTAATTCACAAGGTCTTATTCTGACTAGTGCTACAGAATATGAAGATGCAATTAATATTTTAGGAAATCAAGATGAATATGATATAAATCTTGTATTATTACCTGGAGTTATAGATAATCAAACAGGTGGTAGTTCTATTATAACAAAAGCAATAGATATGTGCGAAGACAGAGGTGATTGTTTTGTTATATCTGATCCAACTTTATATTCAGCAGCACTCACAACAGCAACAACAGAAGCTAAAACAAGAGATTCTAACTACGCAGCTACTTACTGGCCCTGGGTTCAGATATCAGATGCTGATTTAGGAAGAAATCGATGGGTACCACCATCAGTTGTAGTTGCTGGAATGTATGCGTTTAACGACAAAGTAGCTCATGAGTGGTTTGCTCCAGCCGGTCTGAATAGAGGAACATTGGATAGTGTAGTTCAAGCTGAACGTAAATTAAGTCATTCAAATAGAGATACCTTGTATGATTCAAATGTCAATCCAATTGCAACATTTCCTACCTCTGGTGTTACTGTTTGGGGTCAAAAGACACTTCAAAAGAAATCTTCAGCTCTCGACAGGGTGAATGTAAGACGATTGTTGATTAAGGTGAAGAAATTTATCGCATCAAGTTCAAGATTCCTTGTATTTGAACAAAACAATGCAAGTACAAGACGAAGATTCTTGAATATTGTAAATCCGTTCTTGGAACAAGTTCAATCTAACTCAGGCTTAAATGCATTCCGCGTTGTAATGGATGAATCAAATAACACTCCAGATGTTGTAGATAGAAATGTCTTATATGGGCAGATATTTGTTCAACCCACAAGAACAGCAGAGTTCATCGTTCTTGATTTCACAGTTCAACCAACTGGAGCTACATTTCCAGAATAAGAGATAATCTTACATAGACAGGTTAAATTAAGAGGACTTATGAAATTTAAGTTCTCTTTTTTTATGTTTTTTGATATTTATATATGAAATTAGATAATCTTTTTAGGAGAAGTATAATGGCAGAGATGTTAACACCACAAGATATAATGTTTACACCATTTGAACCGAAGTTAAAGAATCGGTTTATAATGAACATAGAAGGCATTCCAGCATATATGATTAAGACGGCCGGAAGACCTCAAATTACATTTGATGAGGTAGAGTTAGAACATATGAATGTGACACGATATGTTAAAGGTAAGGGTAAATGGCAAGCATTACAAGTTACAATGTATGACCCAATTGTTCCTTCAGCAGCTCAAGCAGCTATGGAATGGGTTAGATTATCACACGAATCAGTAACAGGCCGTGATGGATATTCTGATTTCTATAAGAAAGAAGTGACATTTAATGTACTTGGTCCAGTTGGTGATGTTGTTGAAGAATGGACACTTAAAGGATGTTGGATTCAAGATGCTACTTTTGGTGATTTTGACTTTGCCGCAAGTGATCCGGCTGAGATTACTCTTACATTACGATATGACTACGCTGTATTACAATTCTAATACAATAAAATAAGTATAATAAAAAACCCTTAACAAAAAAGTTGAGGGTTTTTTCATTTAGTATATATTTATATATGAAATGTTATGTAGGTTATTCAAAAATAAGAAGGTTATCAATAATATGAATTTCAATGAAATAATAGAAAAGGTTCTAGAACACGAAGGTGGTTATGTTAATGACCCAAGTGATTTGGGCGGTGAAACCAATTATGGTATCACAAAGCGATTCTACCCTGATGTCGATATAAAGAATCTGACACGAGAACAAGCTAAAGATATATATAAACGAGATTATTGGGATAAGAATCGCGTTGAATCACTTCCAGAAAACTTATGGCATATTTTCTTTGATATGTGTGTAAATATGGGTAGAGGAACAGCCGTTAAGATTCTACAACGAGCAGCTAACAACAAAGGTAGAGATATAGATGTAGATGGAGGAATGGGTCCAGCAACTGTAAAGGCCATGAAAGGTGTTGAAGTAGAAAGAGTAAGAGCTTATAGAGTTAAGTACTATTCAGATTTAGTAACAAAGAAACCAGAACAAGACAGATTTTACTTCGGTTGGTTTAGACGAAGTATGGAGGTATAAAATGGCAGATAAACAAAAATTTCCAAGTGAAGTAATTGATTTACCAAGTGAGGGTAAAGTATATCATAAAGATAGTCCATTGTCATCAGGAAAAATAGAAATAAAATATATGACGGCGAAAGAAGAAGATATTCTCACATCACAGAATCTTATAAAGAAGGGAGTGGTGATAGATAGACTTTTAAATTCACTTATTCTCACAGAGGGAGTTAATGTTGATGATTTGATATTAGGTGATAAGAATGCTGTTATGGTAGCGGCTCGTATTTTAGCATATGGACCAGAATATCCAGCTGAAGTTGAAAATCCAGATACAGGTGAAAAAATTCAATACACATTCAATCTTGCTGAATGTCCATTCAAAAAAATATCTACAGACATCAACACAAATGAATTTGAGGTTGAACTCCCTGTATCGAAGGCCAAAATAAAGGTTAAAATGTTAACTGGTGTTGATGAGAAAATTATTGAAACTGAAGTAAAATCAATGAAAAAGATGGATTCACAAGTTTCAAAAGATTTAACTACACGATTGAAATATTCAATAGTTTCATTTGATGGTGAAACTGACATAAATAAAATAGGAAATCTTGTTCAAAATATGTTGTCACGAGATTCATTGTTTTTAAGACATAAAATCAGCGAAGTATCACCTGATATTGAACTTAAACAAGAAATAGAAATAGGAGGTGACATGGTCGAGGTAGATATACCTTTAACCATAAACTTTTTTTGGCCTGACACCTCAGCATAGACCACAAATTCACGAAGAAATATTTAATTTAGTATATCACGGAAATGGATTTACACATTCTGATGTATATGCTATGCCTGTTTATTTAAGACGATTCTATCTTCAAAAATTAGTTGATTACAAAACTGAAGAAAATAAACAGATAGAAAAAGCACAACAAAAATCAGACCCAATATCTACATTTCAACAAAGATTCAAACAATAATTTTTTACATTCTTGATATTTATATATGATGAATTACATCTTATGGAGAATATAATATGCCCAAAAAGAAATCATATATGAATAACGAAAATGTTTTATCAGAAGGATTTTTTGATAAAATATTTAAATATGCAAAAAATTTAAAGTCAACTGATAAAGATAAAATTAAAAAAAGTAGAAAAATTAAGTTAGGTCTAGCCTTACTAAACAGAACAGTAGGTGGACTTGAAAAAGCTTTAAAGCGAGATCATGGAGTTGATGTTGAACTTGAAAGATTTAAATTAAGTGATTTTTTTTAAAATAGGAAACTAAAATGGCTAAAGAAGATATCAAAGAAATAAGAGCTATACAAAAAGAAATAACTCAGTCTGTACAAGATAGAGGAAAAGCTTTAGAGAAAGAGGGTAGAAATTTAAATAAGATAATTGACTCTCTATCGAAACAAGCAGAGTTGGGTAACAGAACATTAGCAGAAACTAAGGATCTTGCTAAATCTTTAGCCTCAAATGCAAAAATTGGAAACGATATTAATAAACTTACGGAAAAACGGAGTAAGTTAACCAAAAGTATATCGTTTAATAGAAAACAGATGTTGAAAGGTCACATAAAAATAAGTAGTTTAATAAATAGAGATTTAAGAATTGAACAAAAACAATTAAAAAGTCAAATTCGAAGAGCAAAACTTCAGGCGAAAGTTACAGAGTTACAAACTAAAGCAAAAGATGCTTTTAAAAAACAGATACTTCAAGGAGCATTGTTTGTAACAATATTCACGGGTCTATGGAAAATAGCAACAGGTTTTGCCGCTAAAATTGACGATATCGGAAAAACATTTGGTGTTATGGCAGCAGATGATAAGTTTGTTAAAAATCTCACGGATGCTGAATTTTCTGCTATTGGAATTGGATTAGGTCTTGAAGATGTTGTTTCTACTGTTCAAACATTATCTTCTGAATTTGGAATTTCAACTGGTGAAGCAGCAGCATTATCAGCTACTGTACTTGATACAGCCAAAGCTACAGGAATGTCTGTTGATGAATCTACAAGATTATTTGGTTCATTAAAATCAATTGCTGGATTATCAAATGAACAAGCAGAACATTTAGCAGAATCTACATTTCAGTTAGCTAAACAACGAGGTGTAGCACCTTCGGCAGTAATGAAAGACATAGCAGCGTCATCAGAAACGATAGCAGATTTCACAGATGCATCTGGTGAAAATATAGCAGAAGCAGCTGTACAGGCAAGACAATTAGGTGTCAGTTTAGACACAACAGCTAAAGTAGCAAAAGGATTATTAGATTTCCAAAGTTCACTATCTGCAGAGATAGAAGCTTCAATGTTGATTGGAAGACAATTAAATTTCCAAAAAGCTCGTGAATTGGCATTGAATAATGATATATCAGGTGCTATGGAAGAAGTTATATCACAGCTTGGAAGTGAAGAAGAATTTAATAGTATGAATGTTATACAACGAGAGGCGTTAGCTAAATCAATTGGTGTATCAACATCTGAATTAGCTAAGTTTGTTAAAGGAACAAAAGACTTATCTGTATCAGGAGCATTAGCATCGGGTGAGTTTGAAAATCTTGTTGGACAAGATGCAATATCTGGAATATCACGGATGATGAATAAATTTAAACAATTGGGTGCAGCTATTATGAATACATTAGGACCTACTTTTAATAAAGTAGCTATAATTATGAGCGATTGGGTTGGTGACAGTGGTGATTTGACAGAAGTATTATCTGAAAAATTTACAGCATTTGGTGAAAAAATAACTGCATTCTTTACTGACGTTTTTACACCTGCTACTGAAGGACAACTTTCAACTTGGGAAAAAATTGGACAAGCTATAAATAATATAGGACCCTTCTTCGATAATATTAAATCAGCAGTAAATCAATTACTTCCAGTATTAGTTACACTCAAAATAGCATCAATGGGAGTAGCATTAGCTTCAGCAGCTGCAACTGTAATGACTGCAGGAGCAGCGAGTATGGGTCTAGGTATTGGAATTGCCCTCGCTACAGTAGCAGGTGCTTGGTTAGCAGTTAGAGCACTTCCAACATTTCAAACTTTAGCACCCGGACAGCAAGCTACACCAACAGCTGGTAGCGCTGCAATGGCTCACGGCCAAGGACAACACGGAGCAGAAACTATCCTGCACACAAATGATATTGTAAAAGCTATCAAAAATTTAGAGAACCGGATGGATAGTTATTTCGGAACTACTGGTACAGTACCGAACAAGATAGGTTCAGCGGTAGCGAGAAACATAACAAGTAATGCACAGCATGCATAACGGAGAGATATATTGAGTTTAATAAACTTAAAAAGTATATTTACTGAAAATATTGATTCCCTCGCGAATGATTTTATTGATGGTGCACCAACTCCTGTAGAATCTATTGTTGTCAACATGAGTAGTACATACACAGATGGAATAGGTGGATTATTTAATAAATCAACCGTTTATGTATCTTCAAAGTTCACTCCAATGTCATCATTAAATGTACCATCAATTGAACAAATATTAACATCAGGAAATATTGGAGATGGTATAACTGGTGGAGATGGTTACCCAATACAACTGTCCTCATATACTAATTTAATTATCCCTCCGCCTGAACCGGGTAACGGAATCAGTTTTAAAGCTGCTGGTGAAGACTTAGCTGCAGTTACTACACAACCTGTAGATGGTTTTAGAAAATTGTTATCACTAGTGACAGAAGATAGAAAATTCCCAAATGACACATCTTGGAGTAATTTATACAGAGCCGACCATAAATCTAAAGGTGTTGATGGCCCACAGTATTCTTACGGCTCAAATGTTAATTTGCAATTTGGTATTAGAGATGAAGCTCCTAATATAACAGGAATTTCAAGAACACAATTATTTGGTGGACCACATGGTGAACCATATATCGTAAGTGGACTACCGGATGGTGATATTGGTGGACTTGGTGGACTCGGTGACGGTAGATTACAGAATTTTGCGAGTCGTTCTATCCCAATAGTCAGAGCAGTAACTGATACTGTAAGATTAACAAAGTATTTAACATCTCCAGATGGTATTGCCTTTATAGCTAAACAAAATGCTTTAGGTGCTGTTACAAAGGTTCAATTCAGAGATGGTGATAAATTGATGGAAGGAAAACAAAGATTTAAAGAAGGTTATAATCCATTGAGTACTTTAGGAGCTTCAGTATCACGATTAACCGGAACAACACCAAATATTTTATTTGACAGAGAAGAACCTGGTTTGAGTTCATTGTTTGGTAGGGATAGATATGGTAGTGTTGGACTGGGGCCCCTGCGTGAAAATGTTGAATATATATTAGATTCAACATTTACAGATGGTTCATCAGATTCAGTTGCCGGGTCTCTTTTTGGTCAATTTACTAATAAAATTAGATCAGCAATGAGTACTGCACTTGGGAGAGATGTAGAAATAAAACCAAAATCAGAGGGTGGTGACAAAATGACTTTGGCAACTATGATAAGAGGTACTTCATTAGAACCTATAGGCGTTCTAACAACAGGACTTGGTCATGGTAAACCAAACCAACTTTCATTTAATGTTGAAAAAGAACAAGAAGGAATGCCTTTCTACTTTAAAGATTTAAGAGATGACACCTACATATTTTTCAGAGCATACATAGACGGACTAACAGAAAATATATCACCATCTTGGGCATCAACAAATTATTTAGGAAGAAGTGAACCAGTTTATGTATATGAAAGGTCAGAAAGAGATATATCATTCAACCTTAAATTATTCGCACAGACAGAAGATGAGTTAACTTCAATATATCAAAAAATGAATAGACTTACATCATTGTGTTATCCAGAATACGCTAAGAATACAGTAGGTTCAACTACATCTGAAACCGGTGGAACTGTATTTGCATCCAACGCTATGCAAAGAATGAAACCACCATTAACAAAATTTAGATTAGGTGAATTATTTGGTAGTGAACATGCTGAACTGACTGGATTTATAAAAAGTCTTTCATACTCATATCCATCAGAATCACCTTGGGAAACTAAAGCAGGAAAACGAGTTCCCAAATATGTTCAAGTTGCAATATCATATCAAGTGATTCATATGACAGTTCCAAGTCTTGATTTTGCGAAGACGGATCCAGGTGGTAAATATAAAGATGAAACATTCTATGGAACAAATAAAGTTACAGGTATGGGAGTTTAGTAATGGCAAGATACGATACTACAAGAAGAACAAAATATACAAGTCCAGATAAAGAAAGAGTTGGTAATAAAGATAAATATAATACAACTATCTATCTTAAAGTCCCAGAAAGAAACGATGATATGTATTTTATTGCACAGGAAGGTGATAGATGTGATAATCTAGCAAATAGGTTTTATGGAAATCCACAATTATGGTGGTTCGTTGCAAGAGTCAATCATTTAAAAACAATGAATATACCAGCAGGAACATCATTAAGGATTCCAGCATCAGCTGAAAAAGCAAAAGGGTTTTAAACAATGATAAATAAGAGAATATTCGGTTCTGACATACCTAATAAAGTTAAGAAGAAACTTGCACTCAGACAAGCTTACGCACAAAGTACTAATCCAAATGAATCTTTAGCTGAAATAAATAAAAAATATAAAGGTGTTGATGGAGTCGGATTAGATAATGAATTTGACAATCAAGCTGATTTATCATCTCGAACACCGTTTGTAAGAATGTGGGTGGGTGTTGAGATATTCAATAGAGAAACAGATGAGGACGGAGAACCAGTTAATAAAACCTCATTAGCATCACGAATATATGTTGTCGGCAATCATACTTTAAATCAAGCTACAGCTAATCCTAATGAATCAGTAGGATTGGAACCTGGTAAAAGTGGCACTGATCCATTAATGCATGGTTTAGAAAATGATGATATCATTCCACCTGAATTTGGTACAAATGATAATCAATATCTGAAACCACCAGCTGGAATAACAAGTTTTACATCTACTACTGAAGGAACATTAGGTGTGATGAGAAAAACAACAGTAGGGTTTACTGTACATAACTTTCACGATTTTGATAAGATATACCAACGATACTTCTTACGACCAGGAGCTCAAATATTTGTTGATTATGGTTGGAATACTGGAGTATTATATGACCCAACCACAGTTGCATTTAAACATGAAAAACCAGATGGTGAAGATACTGCGACAGGATTATCAGTTGAAGAAATATTATATGGTGAGAAGCCGGGAGATAAGGTTAACGGATATGTTACAGAAGCACAGGGTGATTTAGACACTCTCATTGGATATGTAACTAATTATGATGCAAAGATATTAGAAAACGGTAGTGTAGAATGTTCAGTTGAAATAACATCAAAGAATATAGCGTTATTAAGTGAAAAATTTGATAATGCACAAGTAGGTCAATCTATAAAAGATAGATTACAATTTTTATTAGATACTGAAATAGACAGTATAGGTGTTTTATTTTTAACGTCAAAGGGTACTGCTCGTGATCATATCATAGACCGATTTAAAAATATAACTCCTAAAAGTAAAGGTCAATTTGACTACAGGCAAAAACGCATGGTCGAACCAAAATTACAGTTTGGCGCATTTAAATTAGAAAAAAATAATGTAGAATCTGGTGTAGGTCTAGATAAGGTGGTTGGTCAGACTTTTATGTCATGGGGATTTTTTGAAGATGTTATATTAAATCCTGAATTTGGTCTTGGTGAATCTGGTGAATCGATAGCTACAGGAACTAATACAGAAGTTAGAATTGATTCATCTGAATCATTTACATCACATGACAACCATTTAAGGGAGAGGCAAACTGTGATAGGTAGAGGCTATAAAGAAAAACTCAGTTTTTTATATCCTGAAAATTGGGATACAACATTTAATACTAAAGTTAATAAGAACCCAAATAATTCTAATTATGATGAAACTATTTTAAAAACATATAAAGGTAGTAAGACTAAATACGATATATTACCCGATATAGAAAGAATACCATTAAGAGAAATGTTTATTGATGTATCTATTGTCACGGAAGCTATCAAAAACGCCAAAAATTTAGTAGATTGTATAAAGCGAGTCTGTGAAAAAATAAATACAAATTCTGGAGATGTATATAATTGGGGAATATCTAATAATGGTTCTGATAATCTAATATCAATAATAGATAAAAATTATTTGGGAGTAGAACGAGATATAAAAGATGCTCAAAATATATATGATATGATGTTTGAGTTTGATGTTATGTCATCTAATTCTATCGTCAAAGGATATGATGTATCATTTACAATGCCAGAAGGTGGAATATCTAACATGATGGCCATTCAAGCTATGAGTGGTGATGTTGACACTAAAATATATAATGTAAATTCATTCATTGATTCGGCAGTAGCATTACAAGCTTTATTAAATATAGCTAAAAAATCAAAAGACGACCAGCAGAATGATGTATATAACACAATGGGTGTGGGTTATTATCCAGATATGGGTTCATTTAAAGCTAAAAAGATAAATAACGACTCTCTCAGAACTAATGCTAAAGTGTCTAATACATATGATAGAGTTACTGATATATTAGCTGCTAACCCTAATTTAGGAGGTAACATAAGTGGTACGAGTCAAAAGACAACTCCTACTACTATCAAAAAATTTGCAAAATATTCCAAAACTAGAGAAAAAGCAGCAGGTGTAGAGGTAATAATAGCAGCTAATGAAGAAGCTTCAGCTGCATCAGGTACAATAACAGTAAAGTCTATAAGTGATTATTACATATACCGTGCACGTTCTCAATTTCTTGAACATAAACACTCTACACCTCTACCAATGTCATTAACGCTGACTATATATGGTATATCATCTATACAACCAGGAGATATTTTCAGAGTTAATTATTTACCAGAATCTTATCGTAATATAGTTTATTTTCAAGTAATGAAAGTAACACAAGCTATTGATTCGTCTGGATGGTATACAACATTAGAAACTCAGTATAGATTTAGAGCTACTGATAAAATATTTGCAGAATTAACATATCCAGTATCATCAGTATCATTATCAGTGGAGACGATTAAGAAAAATAACCCACAGGCCACAAAGTCAACTGGAAATATAATTAATTCAGCACAATCTATCTCAACTAATACCAATATTAATCCTTCAAAGGAATTACTAATAGGCGCTGATTTTGATAAACTCGCACAATACATGGGTAGCCAAGAACTTCTTCACAATGATCCAATACTCAATAGATTCAAAGATGTTATTAAATTTAAAGCGGTAGTAGCGAATAGCCCGGCATCAGATATTAAAGAATATTACTTACCATATATAATATATGATAAAAATACATATGTAAATGGTGCACACTCTCAAACGGAAACAACTGGACTACTGTTTGATGATGAAAAGTTAAAATCATTCCTTAAATACTTTCCAGTAGCTAGTAGTAGTAGTTCTACTCTAACTATTGGTGGAGCTCCAATAACTAGCTTTTCTAGCGAAAAATTTAATTCAACAATAAATACTACAGTAACTGGATATATTCCAAGAATTGAGACCATACTAGCGAATGATGAATATTATTATTTATTATTTGGAACTGAACAATGGGTTACAATACCAATTGGCTTAACACAAGTCGGTTCAGATACAGGATTTATTACTTTACTTTCAGCACTTCTGATGGGTAATATGAAAAATCTAGAAAAAGTACCTGAGTGGAATGAAAAATGTGATAGATGTCATGAGAGATATATAGCATTCTCAGGACTCAGTATCAAATCGAAAAGCTTTCAAACAGCTAGATGTCAAAAGATATCTGACGATATCGCCAATGTAATGGGAACAAACCAACAGTACTGTCAATTTGTAGATACAGACGGTATGACCAATGACTGTCTTCCAGTAGTAGATGTTTGTTACGAATAATAGAAAAAAACATTAGGATTTAACACAAAAAAGGTTGTAAATTAAACTATGAGTTATATTGTAATACCTATATTTTCAGACCCATATCTACATCCATTACACAAGAATAATGGATTGTCTATGTTATATGTAAAGAAAATAGATGAAGATAGTCAAATGATATGTAATTATCATCCAGATTGTGGTCAATCATTAGAAGATTATAGATGGTTAGATTCGGAACTAATATACACACCTGATATGAAAACACTACTATCTGTATATCCATTTAAGAATGTATTAGATATGAATTACGAATGGTGGTCATTAAACAATAAACCATTTGACGATAGTGTAGTTAGAAACAATGCCTACGAGTTCTTCCATAACAAATATTACAACGCAAAACGATTAAACGAAATCATACCGATGGTTAAACACATAGAATATTGTGATGAACTATGTGATAAGATGTCGGTTACTATGAATTTAGAAGAACAACAATACGCAAGAGAAGTATCATCAGCATTCTACTCAATAGAAAAGAATGGTATATGTGTATCAGATGATGTATGTGATATATTTGATGAGAGAGTGAGAAAACACATATCAGAAGGAAAATTATACACAAAATACAATCTATGGACATCAACAGGACGACCAAGTAACTCATTCGGTTCAGTAAACTTCGCAGCCCTAACAAAAGAACAACGGAAGGTGTTCATACCAGAAAATGACTATCTCGTAGAATTTGATTACGACGCATACCACGTTAGACTTATCGGTAGTTTAATTGGATATAAATTCCCACAAGCATCTGTACACGAATATTTATCAAGTTTCTATGGTTGTACATATGAAGAATCAAAACAGATAACATTCAAGATTTTATATGGCGGAATACCAGATGATATAGCAAAATCAATACCATTTTTCAAAAAAACAAAAGAATATACAAATGAATTATGGAGTAAATATAATAGAGATAATTTCATAGAAACTGATATTTATAAGAGGAAACTTATAAAGAAAAACTATACAGATATGAATCGTAGTAAATTACTGAATTATCTATTACAGGCATATGAAACAGAATGTAATATAAAGACGATAATTGAACTACAACGATATTTATATGAGAAGAAAACAAAATTAGTGTTATATGGCTATGATAGTTTCACAATAGATTACAATAATTCAGACGGAGTAGATACTTTGAAAGAAATAAAGAAAATATTAGAGAGAAATGGTCATTTAACAAAAGCCAAAGCAGGAGCGAATTTGGGTGAGTTACAATCAATTCAAGATAGGTTATAAAATATGAAACACATTTCAGAAATAATAGACGATGTATTAACAGAATGGGCATATCGAGTACATGACGGAATGCCTGATGTTGATAATCCATTACATATGGCTCAATTAGAACATAGTCTAAATGATTTAGAATTTCCATCACAATTTATTGTTGAGTTTATGAGTAATTTGAGAGAGAAGGATGATGGTAGATTAGATGATAAAGAAAAAGAGAAAGCTAAAAAGATGGGATTGGTTTCTCTTGGATATGGTAATTATGGAAAAGAAGAAGGTGGTGAAACTACTCATAAAAATGTAGATGGTAGACTTGTTGCTGTTGGTGATGATGATAAAGATGATACTGCAGGTGACCCCGATGATTCTTGGGATGATGAAGAAGGAAGAGCAAAACCAAAAATTGTTGAACCTGAACCTAATCCTTATAGTGTGAAAAAGGATAAAGACGAGCCTAAAAAAGTTAAATCATACCAAAATACACCTAATGAAATTTTACAAGATAAAGGAAGTGATTGGGAGATAAAACAAAAAGGTTTAGAGTATGGTTATAACGAAATAAAAGATGAAAATGATAATACTATATTCAAAGCTGCACCTGGTAATGCCGGTTCAATGTGGAATGAGATTATGAGTGGTGAGGTTAGTAATATATTACAAGCAGAACCTAACTTAACCAATGAAGAAATTACAAAAAGAATTATACAACAATTTGGAGATACTACATTAGCAGAACAGAATAGTGGTAAGAAAGCAACAGCTGGATTAGGTGTAAATAAATCTAATAGTCCTGAAGAATTTCACGACAATTTGGAATTATATTCAAAGACTTTAAATACAGTAAAAGCAGGTAGAAGAAAACATAACAAAGCAGTAAGAAGTGCAGAAGCTCTTGACATTAAAAATCCAAAGATAACCAATTTTTATGGACATAAAGATTCCTTACAAGCTATGCAAGACAGAATTGATGAGATGCCCGAAGAAGCTAATATTTATTCGGTTGATAAGAATGGTAATCGGTATGAGATTCCAAAGAAAATTGCAAAATATTTAATTAGTAAATCAGGTGGGGGAGAAAACCCATCAGATACAGCTACCTTTGTTACAGACCCAAAAACTGGAAATATTATAATGCATTTCCATTCAGATAAAGATACTTTAGATGCAATAACAGCACAATCATCCCCAAATAAAGAATATACAAAACTTGATGAGCTAATCGATGAAGCATTTAAGAATGGTGATGTTAATGAAGGTCAAAGAGACCAGTTAAAAGGTTTCAATGTACAACATAGAGATGCATTAGCAGAAATTGAATCAGAGCTAAAAACAGTACAGAAGGAAGCTGGTTCTTTTTTCTCAAAGATGAAAAGTTCTGACTTAGATAATGTATTGAATAATATCAAGGGAGACAAAGATTCAGATGGTAAAGTGACCAAAAGTTCTAAAGGTGATACAATAGAAAAAACATCTACTAAATGGACAAATGCTACAAAGAAAAAATTCTCACTCCCATCACCACCAAAAGGAAATTTTTCTGTATATTTATCTGATGAAGCTAAAGAAAATTGGGATAACATGTCTGATAATGAAAAGGAAAAAGAACAATTAAGAGCTTTTTTTAATTTTATGGGTGATTCACCTGAAGAAAGAGCTAAAAAATTAGGAAAAGAGTATGATGAAAATAAACCAATAGTTTCAACTGATAAGGAAGATGCATTACTTGATAGGATAAATGCTAAATATAGAAAATTAGGTTCACCAGATACATATGGTCAAATTGAAGAAATTAGACAAAAACATGCTATAGCAGAAAAAGACCATTATAATAATCTAAATGGATATTATATACCTGATGGGTCAGATATACCTCTTGGTCAAAAAATGGAAGCGAGTACAGTATTTGACCAATTCCATTTGGAAGCAATGAATCCTAACTCTAAAAAAGGAGTCCACGCATATCCAGGTTTATTTGAAACAAATCATGGTGGATTATCTGTTGATGGTAGTGTGTTGAGAGATGTTTTTGGTGTCGATAATAAAGAAAACTTTACTGCAGAATTTTCTTTTGAAACACAAGGACAATTGGGAGGTTCAGGTGCAATGAAAGGGAGAACTACTGGTGAGACAAGAAATGTTTTTCTTCTTATTAAAGATGAAGAAGGTGTAGAAAAAGAGAGAATTTATGTTGGAGAAAAAAGATTAAGAACTAAAACTGGTAAACTGGGTAAATTACAGACTGTGTATAAGTGGCACAATGATGCTATAAAGAAATTTAAAGAAAAAGGACATACAGCTTAATAATGAGAACCCAACTATTAGCTACATTCACAACTAAAACAGACCTCGAAACAACAATCGAGAATATCAAAGGTGCTTATACAATAGCATTCAGTAAGATATATGTCTTACAAAATGAAGATAGTGTGAGTGAGTTAATATGTACATACAATGTAGATTTAGCAGCAGGTGCAGATTTCAATGATGTAAAAGGAACTATATCATTACATAGAAA